ACATTATGTCTCTCAGTATATTTTTTAGTTGTACCAATAGGAACTGTAGATTTAAGAACAAATGTACTAACGATATGTTCTGGTAAATTTTCAAAAAATTTATCCAATATTGTTAGATCACAACTCCCATCCATACTCATAGGAGTAGGCAGACATACAAAAATAAAATCTTGTTCTATAACTTCTTCTAAAGTGTTAAGTGATCTATTCTTATCTACATCATAGACCTTACACTTTACCCTATCTCTTAAATTTTGATAGACAGCATTGCCTACAAAACCATTACCAACAATTCCAATCATGGCAAAACCCAATCAGGTACATCAAAGGGATCATTAATATACCATTCAAATATTATATTAGTAGGAGGTGTAACTTCTACTGTCTCAGGATTGTGTGCAAGAATATTATAACTTGGAAGTTCACTACTACAGTAGATTAATACTGAGTTCTCTATACCTTTATGACGAACTACTTCTTCACTTGTTTCAACGTGTGTTCCAAAAGAATCATCCTTATTCTGCATATAATATACACATCTAATAAAAGTCTTTTTAACTTGTCCATCTGATTGAAGTTTTGGATTAGATGTATTTCTTAACCCTGTAATATTTTTACCAGTCTTCCACTTCCTAAGATCATAGTGATTACCTGCCTCATAGGTACGGGAATATATTTTATGGTTCCACTTCTCCCTTGGAACTCCTTCGTATTGAGTATAACTTATCCTCTCACCATACAACGAAAATGGAATCATAGAGTGCCAACTGATTCCAGCATTATCACAATATTCATATACTAAATCTCTTATCTTTAAAACAAATATATTCCAACAACGTTCAGTGTATGGGAAGAATGAACTTGGACTCAATGCCAACCCATGACAATCAATAATAGACTCTGTTATCTGGAAGATACCATTATCATGATCTAAAAGATTATTTCTAAAATGCTTCTCAGATGCTTTAATAACATCCAATCTCAACTCATCAGAGAATACATCATTCTTACTATAAAGATAATCAACGTCCATGTGAATGTAATGGTGATGGTTTCTGAATCAATTCAGACTTCTTTGGACACATAGAACAAACTGATTCTGCTTCTCTAGAGAAGAACTCTTCTATGTCTCCATCAGGAGTCAGTGGTATATACTTGAGATAAGGATTCCACTTATCAGATAGATTAGGATACTTCTGCTTCTGTAAGGGAAGGTATGCTAAAGGAGCACACTTATATATCAAACCATTATACAACTGAAAATTCTCCTGTCCAGTCGGACAATTATCCCAACTCTCTTCGGGGTTATCATGTCCTATAGGTTCAATAGTAGATCCATATCCATTATATGCTTGCAACCAATAATCAGTTGCATCATGAATAAGAAAATCTATGTCCCATCCTTCAATGGTTTGCATAGACTTCTCAAATAGTTTTAGATATATTGGGTCTTCAGAATGTTTAGTAATAAGTAGAGTGCAATTAGTATCTCTCAATGCCATCTCTAACTCAGGATGTTTATTAATAAGCAATCCATTAGTAGCAAGTTCAAAATATTGTTCATCATCTATACCCCAAATCTCTTTGGTCATGTAAATGATTTCTATGAGATCTTTATTAAGTAAAGGTTCTCCACCAAGCATGGATAGTTCTCTTGGTCTTATCTTATCAACCCAAGGTAAATACCATGACTTTAATTCATCAACACTGAAGTCTCTCCTATACCCATCATTAGTAAAATGACCACACCCCTGACAAGTAAAATTGCAGGAGTGGGTCAGATGCCATTCTAAATGGGGAATATTAATTCGAGTCTCTTCGCATTGTTTGAACTTCATGCTTAAACCAACCTTGATTAGATGCAAACCATCCAGTCGCAATATACTTATTTTCCATTGGAGGATTACCTCTATGTAAATGAGTAAATGAACCTGGCCAAATTACAACTCTACCTGCTTTAGGTTGTATCTTTAATTGTTGATGTAAGAACTCAGTCTCACCACCTTCTTCTACATCATTAAAATATACCATCCACGCTAAAGTTCTTTGAGCACCATCCCATGTAGTATCCTCACAATGAAATGGATGATAACCCTGCTTAGGTTCTGTCTTTTGTAATAGACAAAGACTACTATGATGATCAAAGTTACTTAGATATGGATACCTCTCAACATACTTCCTCAAGCAATGAGTAATTCCTTCGTAGATATATTCAGCAGCACCAGGATCAAATGCCTGTAAATTAATTTGCTTATCTTGTACAAAGGAATAGTCCCTAGTTAAAACAAAGGAACTAGTGTCCATAAAATTTAAAATAAATTCACAGAAATCATCAGGAATAACACCATCCCATATTCCTATAAAATCTTGATGTAAAAACTCTACAGGTTCAATGGTACGTCCTTCCGAATCAGTTCCATCCATAACAACTTTTTGTGGACTCATCCTAGATCCTCTTTAATACATGCGATTACATTTGCGTAATCATAATCTGGATCTTCTCCAGTTAAAACTAAACCCTCACCAACATAATATCTCTCAATCTTTTTATATAATTTTGGATTCTTTACATCCAAATAAATCTCCTTGTTTGCAGCAGCACGTAAAGTGCTTAGATCTTTCTTGAACTTAGTTGTGAGAGTCATTGCTCTGATTAGTTTACACCGTTATTATAATGGATCTCCTTAGATATCGCAAGGTTGGAAATCCTTTTCAGTATATATGGCTGAAGTATCTGCAGGAGGCCAAGTTGGTTTGTGTAACTGAGGTCTTGTATACCTATCATCCTTAATAGATTTCATCTCAATCATCTCAAAGTCTCCTTCAATGACATACTCACGTCCACGTCCACATTGACTCCAGACTTCCTGAAAATGATCCTTAAAATACTCTAAGGAAATTCTTTCTTGTTGATTGTTCATTGTTCGATTACCTCATCGAGAACTTCTTGCATACAATAATACTTCACTTTCTTACCATCGTAAAGTGTATGCTCCCAATCCACAGGTCTATAATGGAAAAACATATTCCTATAGAAGTTTCCTTGGAAGGGAATTATCCTTGAATGTGGACACAAGCTCTCGTAAAAAACTATGTCTCCATGTTCAAAGACCACCTTATGTATATTCTTTTCATGATCAACAAATTCTAAAGGCCAACCAAATCCTTCTGGACTTTCATCAATAAAAATATTAGCACTAACTACATGAGTCATCTTATTGTCTCTATGAATAGACAAGACAGAATCTTTTATATACTCTCTAATACCAAACGCAGTAGAGTATATAAGTTTCTCACCACACCATTCTTCCAAGTAAGGTCTAAGCATCTCTGCCCACCTTTCTAATATATCTCTTGGTACGAATTGTACCTTTACATATGTATCCTCAGGTTTAGCAAATTTTACTTCTATTGATCCAGCAACAACATGAGCTCCATACTCCTGATCGTAAAATTTATCATGATCAGTTCTTTCATATGTTCTATGTTTCCTTGCATTATAATACCCAAAGATCTCATCGTAGAGATCCTTGGGTAACTTCATCTTCTTAAAACCTTCAGGTGTAAATCTAGGCCACTTCATCTCAACTTAGGTCCATACATCCAAGTCACAAGTGATACTCTTCTACCAGTAGTTACTGGTGTTACTTTATGAGGAATTCTAGAATCAAAAACAATTATACTACCCTTTGCTTTTGGTGCTATTACCTCACGATTATGATAATCTTTAAAGATTAAATCTCCACCTTCATATTCACTTGGATCTGTTACTAATATACTAGCACTTAACTTACGTGTAAAATCTCCTCTACTAGATGTTCCATAATCACTATGCCAATTATAATGTCCACCATCTCCACCACCTTGATCCTTACCTAGGTATACTGATATCTGAATACTCTCTAACATATTCAAATCATATTCCCAATTTTTTCTATTAGCTAATCCAATGTAATGAGATATAACACTATTCGACCAGTGTGTCTCATACCACCAACTTACTTTGGAATTCCTTTCTTTATGATTTATTCTACTATGTGCTTCTCCACCTACACCAGCATCATCAAATTTAACTTTATTCTTTTCCATTTCTAGAAGTTCTTCAACCATAAGATCTACTAACTTCTCAGGTAAAACTTCAGTATAAAAAATTGCTGCATCATCAGCAACGTTATGTGGTTCCATCATATTAAATCATCATGGTTATTTTACATGGGAGATTAACCCTTGTCAATCTCAGCTTTGATATAGGAGACAATTAAAACTCCTCTCCTACCAGTACTTCTATTATATGCATAATGCTCTCCTTCCTCATCAAATACATTTAGATCACCATCCTTAAGAACTCTTGTCTCACCACCACATACCAATGCACTCTCACCATCTTCAGGAACATCTAATGAGAAATGGAATTTATATACTGTAGAATTCCAATACTGTGGATCTATTCTCTTATCACCATCTGAATGTGGATCTAACTCCGCTCCTGACTCTAGTATAGAGAACACAGCAAGAACTGGTTTTACTTCTTGTGATAAAAGAAGATCAGTAGTAAAAGAATGTCTTATCTCTAATGGTACAACTCTAATCGCTTTGCGATTAAAAACCATAGGACATACCTGCCACTTATATCCAGTCATCTGTGGAGTAAAGTTGGAGAAGTCTCCAGCATCAGCAGTAAGATTATAGGTATGAGAATAATCAAAGAAGTAATCCATATCCTTGAATCGGTTATAATCCTTCTTAATCGCTTCTAGATTATCTGTAAAGATACCAGTATCTATTTTAGTTGCTTCGTTAATAAACATTTTTAGATAGGTTGTAATTCGTAATTCTCATCATAGTATGCATACTGCATACCATCTTCTTTAACATCACCAAATCCAAAGTACTTCTTGGATAACACACTACGCTGATCAGATCCTGCCTTCTCAGATTCAGAAGTTTGTCCCATGTCCCATTTATATCCCGTAGGATGAGAAGCAATAACATCACCTGGTCTTGCCTTAAGACCCATCATCCCAGTGAATAACATTTTCTTCATCTGCCCAAAAGCTTTAATGGTTAGATAAGCACGTTGTCTAGGAGTAAACTCCATAGGATCACAAAGGTATTTAACATCCCAACCAACATCACCTACACGTCCAGGTTCCATTATACGAACGTTATTACATAAAGCAGTCACTTTCTTTGCCACATATTCTTCAGAATGTTTATCTTTTAAATCAGCCCATTCGTATCTAACATAATCAAACTTACTCTTATACTCAATACAGTATGGAGCAACTACTATTTGTTTACCTTTAAAATCAAATCCTATGTTATGACCAACTTTTCCTTTTGGTCTAACAGATGGTGGAACATCATATGGTACATGGATATCACAGACTTCTCTTAAGAAGGCTCCAATCCATTTACTTTTTTTTGAATGTCCTGCTGGCATAATTACCTCACTTCAAAGTCTAATCTTTTTACTTTCCGCTTGGACCTTTTCTCTTGCCAAGCAATATCATCTTTACTTAGGGATGATGTATCTTCTTTAGTATGGTTTGCAACCATAATAACCTTACTGAGATCATTGGCACTAACCTGTTCATCATATACTATCAGTCTATTGGGACATCCGCAACCCTGAGGTTTAGATGAGCTAGTGATCTCAGTTTTACATTCTTTACATCTTACTATCATTGTTCTAACCTGACATATTAATTGTCAGGGATAATCGTGGTTCTTTATTCTCTACTACAGCATGCATTGTACCTGCTGTTAATATAATTACTCCGTTAGGATCAACAATCTGTCTCCTTCCATTTACTTCCCATATACATGACCCATAAATTGGTTTTACAATCACATGGTAATCGTGATTATGTGGATCAAAACTAGATCTATTAACCTCACTCCCATGACTGAGATAAAGATTGGCATTTGTTTCTGATCCTTTTAAATTATGAAGTTTATTATCCAACTCTCTAAGATCACTAGTCAAGTCCATTACATTGTTTAAAAGACTTGTAAATCCTAGATCATATAATCTCTTCCACCTATCATAATAGATATATCCCTTAGAATCAAAAAATCCATTAGATACTTTACCACATTGATTGATAACCTCTAAGGATGGTTCTGGCCACCTATACTTTATTTGTAGAAGATCTAATATCTTTTCTTCATCAATATTTATCTCATGATTTGAAATAATCTGAGATGCCTCATGAAGATAATTATCCTCAGGAGTCTTCTTCTTACTCGGTATCCTCTGATCCATCTTCCTCCTCCTCTGATTCTAACTCTGTAATCGCATCAACAGGAACTTCTGCTTTTCCTATACGATACCAAGGGACATCTTCACCTGTCTTATAACTAGGACGTTCTCCAATATATTCAAGATCAGGAAAACTATGTTCTCTTAGTATTGCTTGGAGTCTCCAATGCACTAATTCTGTTTTTGTAGGCATGATCAAATTCTCAAATGGGCAGAGTTGGATTTGAACCAACGTAGGCGTAGCCATCGGATTTACAGTCCGACTCCTTTAACCACTCGGACATCTACCCGAAAAGCAAATAAGGGAGTACATATACTCCCGTCTTTTAAAATAGTTGTGTGGGAGGTTGGATTAATGTATACCAACAAGTAAGGGGCATTGCTACATTAGTAGATTTTTACCTTACTGTCTGAGACCCGACTGGTAAGTCGATTCACCTTTCGGTGCAGCACCACCTGTGTCCCATCACCTTAACTAGCCTTATGCCAGCAAGTTTGATTCAGTCACTCCCGTGTTAAACCCGTCGATTCAACAAATGTATTATACATGAGGAGATATGGTTTGTCAACTACCTCTTAGGTGTGTAATGATCTGAGAAGAGTTGATTTGGTTTCTTTGGTTCAATCTTAGGATCATCATCATAGTTATCAAAATTTGAATTATATCCTTCAGTAGGAGCACCTGTAACTTTATCCAACTTCTCACGATGAGCTTTTGACATATTATACAATGCAATAGACTCTGTATTCTTTTGCATCACTTGAGGTAGGATTGAGTTCTTATCATCTCCTATCTCCTGTTCAATATAATTCATAAACCCAGTAATATTTTCCGCACCAAAATCTCCGAGGTCTTCCCTCTTGACGTGCTTAATGCCTTGCTGTTTGTCTAAGTCCATATTTCTCAGTGGTGATAAAAATTTCCATTAGGATGGAACATGGGGTCCTCTTCTGGAACCCTATTATATAGTTGTGATTGTCCCTTAAAATACTTTCTTCCTTCCAATTTGTTAAGAGCATTACAAACACCGAGTTGCCCTTTGGGTGATGATAACTTTGCGACTAATTCTGGATCTATCTTCTTATTCGGAAATTTTTTTAATCCATCGTATTGATGGGGTTGTTTGGTAACTCCCTGTATAGAATCTGGGAAGTCGTCAGATACAACTCGGTTCATAATATTAGCAGCAACACCGTATTCATCATTGGAATGTCGGTATGCCTCAACTTGTACTACTCTTGATATTTCTACATACTCAGCGGGATTGAGAGTAGAGTACATTAAACATACTAAAGGAATTGGAATCATGATTAAGGGGTTAGTTGACTTTTGGTGATAGCAGTCTTCTGAATTTTATTATACATGAGGATTAACTCCTCTGAGGACACATGCTCCCACTTATGATACAAATCTTTAAGTTGACTGACGTACTTTTCATTCCCTCCTGAGGTATCTACGTCTGACATATGATTTGCAACAATGGACTTGACGAGCATGTCCCTTGTATACTTACTAGTCATTTAAGTTTACTAATAATCCAACATAAAAGAATGGTATCATAAAACATAAAATGTGGAGCAAAATTCATTGCATCCACATGTCAAAATTCTTCTACTTGGCTGATTGGTGTTAATTATTTAGGAAAAACTTCTTATTGAAAGGACCTCTATCTGATCACGTTTGTCAGGATCTACTGCTGTCCACTCGGCAAACTCATCGTAAATTGCCATAGCATCAAACATTCGCTCATGTTCACCATCAGCTTCAGACCAGACTTCTGATATGCGATCAATAGACCACTCATGTACAAATTCTACAATTTCATTCGTGGTCTCGTTCATAGTAATCCTTTTTGTAGTAGCGTCCTAAGACATTACTATTATAGTACGCAGGAGTACCATCGTCAAGAGATTCTGTTAAAACATTATTAACAAATAATTGTCTTGTCTCTTCGTAGTTTACTTTTCCTTGAGATTTATAGAGTCCGAGGATTTCTCTTGAGAACGAACTATTCCCCAGAAGTTTCCTGTCTTCGTTAAGTTCTTTAGAACTTCCGTAGTATGCTTTCCAGTTACTCTCACTCGTCCGTTTGCGTCTGCTACCTCTATGCTTTCGATGTTGTTGGAAGTTTTTCCTACCGATGTACTTCCTACCCGATTTAAGATTAGTAATGAGGTAGACGTAACCGAAGAAGTCGCCAATATCAGCAGAAGTGAAAGTTGAACCTTGATATATCCAGGGGTTTTCATAAATTCCTTCACCCACTGAGGTCTTTGTGGTGGATTCCATCCCATAATTTTAATTGTCATGTCAAATATTTAGTAACAATTCCCAAGTCTCTTTATAGTCGTTTACATTATAAGATGATCCCATCATATTATCTACTATTGCCATTGCTAAAGGCCAATCATTCTGCCCCTCACTCATCATATCTCCAAAGAAGTGTAAGTCATCTGTCTTCTCAAAGTCTCTCAAGATCTGACTCTTATTCTTCCCCTTTGCTGCTAGATCAAGACCAGTCTGTCCACCTAAATTTACTTCTAAATCTGGGAACTGATTCTTAAGTCTATCTGCTATATCAACTCTCTCTAATCTTTCTGTATCCCATTTAACATACTCTTCCCTTCCATGAGATGTATCTTTACCTCTACCTAAGATACTAAAGTTAACCCCACCTGGTCTTCTCTCAATATGCAAACCATTCCTAATAGGAAAACAACTATATGCTAACTCATCTTCTAAAAACCTTTCTACCTGCTTAGGTAGTTCCCAAGCATCCCTATAAACATTCCTCTCTGCCTCATACACATCACAACCAGAACAGTTATAAACTCTTCGACAGTTGTTGTATATCTCTGGTGTAACCTGTTCTATTGTCTTCTCTCGGTCACTACCAGTAACTAAAGAGACATGATTGTTCGCAATAAACTCACGGAAGAATGATAGGAATTTTGGTTCAATCTGTTTCCTACTGGGAGTGAGTGTCCCATCAACATCAAAAATGTACTTACGCATTGTTAATTGTGTTTTTCAAAAATATGTACAACAAAGTTGTAATACATACCCATACTATAAATGTGGTCATAATTTAAATCCTGAGAAGGTGTCCTTCTTAACATCTTGTTTGATACCACCAACAACATAGGACTCAACCTCTGTCTCCTGTGGTGCTACCTGCAATCCCTTAGAAGAGATCCAATGCTCTGTCCAAGGTAATGGATTATTTTTAGCAGGAATATCATATTGAGGTTTTAACCCAATAGATCTCATACGACGATTGGCAATCCACTCAACATACTGTTGAAGTAATTTGTCATTCAATCCTATCATACTTCCATCTTTAAACAAATACTCTGCCCACTTCTTCTCTTCATTAACAGCACGGTCAAACATTTTATATGTCCAGTCTTCTTCTTCCTTAGAAATCTCTGCCATCTCTGGATCATCATGACCCTTTCTCCAATAGTTTAATATATTTTGGGTGATGGCGAGGTGTTGGTTCTCATCTCTAGCGATAAGGGAGATGATTTTTGCTGACCCTTCCATAAGTTTGAGTTCACCAAAGGCAAAGCTGCAAGCGAAAGAGACATAAAAGCGAATACCTTCAAGGATGTTAACATTAGCGACTGCTCTATAAAGTTGTCTTTTTAAATCTTTCTGAGACCACATTTGTGATGGAGATCCTTTAGAAGAGTCCTTCCACATACATCCATTGCCCCACTCCTGTGCATATCTAATAAAATTGTCATAAGACTCAGTAACACTAGCAGCACGTTCTAAGATTCTATCGTCTGTAAGAATAGTATCGAGAACATCAGCAGGATCTGAATACACATTCTTAATCACATAAGTATATGATCTACTATGAATCATCTCCATAAAAGACCATACTTCCATACATGCTTCTAACTCAGGCAATGAACAGTAAGGTAAGAATGCCATACCAGGTGCTCTACCCTGAACAGAGTCAAGCATGATCTGATACTTAAGATTAGAAGTATAGATGTGCTTTTGCTCTGGTCTCAATGATTGATAATCACCTCTATCCTTTTGAAGTGATACCTCCTCAGGTCTCCAAAAATAACCAAGTTGTTGCTTAGTTAGATTTTCAAACTGTGGATACTTAAAGTTATCATAACGCTGAACACCAAGAGGAGCACCAAAAAACATTGGTTGTTTCTTGGTATCAACCTCATTAGTATTAAAGACTGTCATCCCATGTATTGCTTTATCCATTATATCTTACAAGACTCACAATCATCTTCATCATCCAAATTGCATAGTTCATCTAATAATGCACCCTTCTCTGGTACATCATCATGCCATCCTACAGGATGTGCTGGTTCATCATCACTCTTCATGTCATGAGTATTCTGATAATAAGATGTCTTCCAACCATACTTATATGTTGTTAAGAGATCTTGTGCCATTATACTAACAGGAACTTCATTGTCCTCATAATGTTCTGGATTATAACTCCAGTTGCCACTAATTGCTTGGTCAAAGAACTTCTGCATAACAGCAACTATGTTGATGTATCCCTTATTGGATTCCATATCCCATAACAAAGTATAGTTATTCTTTAAAGACCCGTAGGATGGTACAATCTGCTTAAGAGGTCCTTTCTTCGATTTTTTAATGGACAAGTAATCTCTAGGTGGTTCGATTCCATTGGTTGCGTTTGACACAACGGAACTGCTCTCCGAAGGCATTTGTGCGGACAGTGTGCTGTGCCGTAAACCGTAGGTGGTGATATCATTCCGTAAGCTATCCCAATCATGCTGCAGTTCCCCAGAGCAAATCTCGTCTACATCCTTCTTATATGTATCAATTGGTAGTATCCCATCGTAATATTTTGTCCTATCAAATCCAGTACATGCTCCCTTTTCCTTAGCAATCTTATTTGATGCTTTCAAGAGATAGTATTGGAAGGATTCAGACAGTCCATGAACTGCATCCCATGCTTCTTGTGAGTCATAGTTATAACCAAGTCTAGCAAGATAATGTGCTAAACCAATGAATCCAACACCAAGAGATCTACGTGCCTTTGTAGCGGTCTCTGCAGCAAGTACAGGGTATCTTTGATAATCTATCAATTCTTCTAGACCACGTACAGATAAATCACACAACTCTTCTAATTCTTTATCAGATCTCACCTTACCAACATTGATAGCAGAGAGAATACATAATGCAATCTCTCCATCATTGTCATCTATATGTTGTAATGGTTTTGTTGGAAGAGTAATTTCCTGACAGAGATTACTCATCCTTACCATATCTTTAAAGGATGAATGGGTATTACAATGGTCAATATTCATTATGTAAATACGACCTGTCTCTGCTCTCTCCTTAAGGAGATCTAATATAAGTTCTTGGGCAGAGATAGTCTCTCTCGGAATATCCTCCTGCCGTTCGTATCGTTCGTAGAGTTCGTCGAAGGATTCGTTGCCAAAAGCGTCATATAGACCAGGAACATCGTGAGGAGAGAATAAACTAACATCCTCACTTTTGATAAATCGCTCATAAAATAATTTACTTAACTGGATGCTGTAGTCGAGTTTTCTGACTCGGTTGTCTTCACTTCCTTTGTTGTTTTTGAGGACGAGGATGTCTCGGATTTCCTTATGCCAGATAGGAAAGTGGACAGTTGCTGATCCACCCCTGATACCGTTTTGAGTACAGCATCTGACAGTGCTCTCAAATTTTTTGAGGAAGGGGACCACACCTGTGTGTTGTACTTCACCTCCTCTGATTTTGCTGTTGATTCCTCTGATCCGTCCCGCATTAATACCAATACCAGCCCTCTGTGCGACATATTTGCCAATAGCCATATCAGAGCTAAAGATACTATCGAGGGTGTCATCAGAATCAACCAGAACACAAGATGCAAATTGACGAATAGGGGTCCGTACTCCCGCCATGATTGGCGTTGGGATGTTGATTTTGTGCTTGCTTGTTGCGTCGTAGTATCGTCGGACATAATCGAGCCTCGTTTCTATAGGATATTTTGCAAAGATCGTCATTGCGATCAGTATGTACATGAACTGGGGTGTCTCATATACTTCATTAGTACTACGGTCTTGAACTAAGTACTTGTCAGCAACTTGACGTAACCCTGCGTAGGTGAATAAAAAATCCCTACTATGATCTATAAATGAACCTGCTTGTGCAAATTCTTCTTCTGTATAGTTAGCTAAAATCTCTGCATCATAGATGCCTTTATCAACACACTCCGTAACATGTTCCAATAAATTAGGAAGATCACGTAGTTTTCCATAGATTTGCTTACGAATACTAAACAAAAGTAAACGTGCTGCAACAAATTGATAGTTTGGATGTTCCAAGTCAATGAGATCACTAGCAGATCTAATAAGGATCTCCTGTATCTCAGAAGTACTCATACCATCATAGAATTGAATACCAGACTGTATCTCAACTTGACTAGCAGAGACACCTGCTAATCCGTCACAGCACTGTTCAACCATGACATGTATTTTGCCTAAGTCTATAGGATCAATAGATCCATTTCTTTTAACAACTTTGAGACCGTTACTCATATTCTCTTCCAAGATGTGAACTTTAGTTTTGCTTCTAAACCAGAATATACATTAGATTCTACCATACTTTGAACATCGTGCCCAGCTAACACCATATCATTTATGTCCTTTTGCTTCACATTGTTTGGGAAGATGACAACGGACGCACCTCTGTCGATGGACTTGGAGATTCTTGCTGTAATTTCCTTATTCCTCGGCTCGTTATCATAAACCCAAACAGGATCGCTAACACCCCACTTCCCAACATCACCGTCTGCACCGCACATAGCAATGCTATTGCGAAGGAACGTTGAGTCGAATGGACCTTCTGTAACGAAGACTGGAGCATCTCCTCTGATGTTATCCAGTCCGTAGATTTTTGGTGCTTCATCATTAATCATTATGGTAATATATTTAATCTTGCTAGAACCAAGTGCTCTGCCTTGGAATCCAACTAGATCATTTTGATAATACAAAGGAATAATAATCCTTGGTTCATCATATTTTAAATCACTCTGTCCAAAAGTAAAGACTTTGGTATTAGTCCACCTCTTGAATTTCTCCGCATAATAAAATTTATTCGGATCAAGTTTTCTACCTTCCAAGTATGTTACAGCAGCAACATTTGTACTTGCTTTTGGTAGATCAATCTCACCCCTCTCTTTAGCAGCCTTAGCAATTGCCTTATCAATATTATGTATTGAACTAGTAGGTCTCTCAAATTTTAAAGGACCATTCTGCATCTTACTAGCAAAATTTGGCTTCTCAAAATTATAGTCGGGTTCAGCAACCTGTTGAGTGTTGTGACCCGACTTAAATTTTTCTAAGACGTACTGCTTATGCAACTGTACATCTATTTGTTTGAGAAAATTATAAAAGGACGAACTAGCACCACAGTTATGACACTTAAAGTTCGTGTGAGTTTTAACTGCATACAGGTATCCTCTAGTTTTATTCTTATTCTTCTCAGAGTCTCCGCAAATTGGACAGCGAAAAGTAAAAAGATTTGGTTTAATCCTTTTAAACTTTAACAATCTTGAAGATACTAGACCAATAAATCTAGTGTCAACGTAATCCATTACACGAAACTATATGCTCATAGAGTCTAGCATTGCCAGAATCGACTGTCAACGTCCGACTGCCATAAACATGCAGTAACAAGTCCTGTGTATAGGATGACTTGATTCGTAACCGTTAACCAATAATACACACTGTTTGATCTAATCATGGTGCTCATGCAACCACGATTATTTATTTTGAGATATTTTCTACTTGTACTGGAGGTACAAAACTCCTTAAAATTACTTGTCCGACTGGACTAACGACGAAAGATATAATAGACAAAGCACCAAATATAGTCCACATCTTCTTCTCCATGATTCGGAGTCTGTCGTCAACTTTACGTATATCCTTTTCACAACCCTTCTTAATCTCCTCTGCTCTACGGTTTACTTCACGATGAACTGACTCCACCTTCTCAAACAATACAGCATCTATACGATCTTGCTTATCTAATTTCTCATTATGAACTGCCAGCAGTTGCCCCATCTTCGTGGAGTTATCCTGAAGTGTGCTAACTACTTTTTCTAATCTCTCTAGAATAGCAGCGTTAATATTCTCGTCCATTATATCTGCTGCCAGTGCTTCCTAGTATTCTTCGCATAGATATATCTTTTCTTCTTCTTACGTACTGGAGGATCATCTGGAGGAGCACCAGCAATATTACCACCACCGATATTATTTGTAGGTGCAGCAACTGCTCCTTCCTCTTCGACTTTACCGAGAGTCCTGATCATTTGTATTATGCGATCAAGATTTGTCGCCATCTTTATATACCTTGTGAAGTTCTGCTAAACAATCTAAATCTACAGGGATATCATGTATATGTGATTTAGGATGTTCAGGTAATCTGTTTAAGAATATAACAAATGTCTTCATTACATCCCATAACTCCTCTTCAATTTTGTAAAACAACATAGGAGTTGTTGCATCACCAAATATATTATATAAGACTATAAAGTGATTGATAAGTAAATGGGACTTAAGTTGACCCGTATTCTTATATCTCTTTAATAGTCTTTTAATATATTTAAAATGATTTAAGTCTTTATCGAAATCCTCTTTTGTTACCGCTTGAGGATTCTCATAATTACGAATGGCAAATAATAAAAAATTACCGTCATTCAATTCATTAAAAATCATATTAAACTAATGCAGTTGTTTAGACTGTTGGATTTGTATCGTATACAGGTACGTTTCCAGTTGTAATTCCAGACATTGCTACTAGAGTCTCTTTCTTAACTCTAAGTTCGCCGTGTTGATCAACATATGTTGTTACACCGACCCAACCACCATGAGCAACTTCATACTTAGAAGTAGCAGTATTAGTTAGGTTTGCAGCAGCAACACCATAAGTTAGTTGGTCAGCAACACCCACTGAACTATTCTCACTCTGGGATGAATCAAGAACAGTATATACAGGTTGCTGTGTTACAGTAAAGTCTGTACCAGCAATTGCTACACCACTAAGACCAGCAGTAGAACCAATAGTCAACTGCGTAGCACTTGCAACACTTACAATTACTGCATCACCAAAATATGTACCTATCCCTGCCTGAGAGATGTTACCAAATCTTATAACGTCACCTTCTTGTGCTGACCCCGCAGCACCGAATGCCGTACCAGTTGCAGTTACAATACCAGTGGCATAATTCAACCAAACTGTTCCAGCCGAAGTTACGTTATCGCTATTACCCCAGAGTGCCATGTGCTTACGTCCGTAATAAAATCTTTTTGCCTGTTTTTATTTATGTGTTGGGCAACCTTAGACTGCTCCCAGTCTCATTGCCTTTTTCACCCGTGCAACGAGTTGATCGTCCACGTCGTTATCTGTATATTTAGCATAATCTTCAAGCATCTCAACAGCAAATTGTTTCATCTGCTTCTTGAAGACTTTCCTTACTAACATTAAAAGTAAGGGTTTTAACATTATGAATAAGAGACTCATGAGTAATACTTAACCGCTGCTTCGTAGTAATCACCTATATTGTGATCTGCTACTCCATCAAAGCGAGTATCCTTTTCGTCTTTTAATTTAATAACTGGATGAGTGTGTACATAGCCAGCGAGCCAAGGAGGAGTCCCAGGAACGATATCATCACCATGAACAAACCGAAGATGTTCAAGGTCTTTAATCCTCCTACGCAACCTACGTCCACCTGGTCTTGGAGAACCAGCAGTAACTAATCCTATATTCTTATTACCAGAATCCCAAAGAGCTTCAGCAATAAGTGTAGCAGTAGCACCACCCAAAGAGTGACCTGCTATTACTAATTTTCTCTTAGGATCTAATGCTTCATAACCGATCACTAGTTGTGCTAGTGTTCTATTAGCATTATTCCTAAAACCTCTGTGACAATCATCTCTTTTAATTAAGAACTTCAGATTCGTCACCCAATCTGTTGTTTCATTTGTGCCTTCTACAGCAAGTATAGTATGTCCTTCACACTTCCTACTTACCAAAAAGTCATCCGTATGCGGATAAACGTCTCTACAACACCTCAATGCTTCGAGTACCACTTCCTTAGGTAGTGTCATTTAGTTAAATCGAGTATTACTATATATCAATCGTAAGATTTCTTACCACCTTTAATGTAACCTTTTCCCTTTTTGTCGTAGAATCTTACACCCTTCTCTGTCATTCTAGGTTTATTTGCTGCTGCTTCTGCCCTCTTCTTCTTCCAAGTTCTATAAGTATCACTATCCCTTGATTGACCAGTCTTCTTAGAACCATGCATCATACGGTCCTTTTGATACTGATTCTCGTCTTCAGAATCTTGCATCTTCTTACGGTCCTTGGGACTATCAAAGGTAGTTACTACCTTCTCAGCTAACCAAGGTTCATATTTACTCGCATAAAATGCGTCTGGTAGGAATCTAAATCTCATGA